TTTCATACTGTGTTACTTGAGCTTTTCGATTCCCGCTTTTAGTTTGTCGTCGGACAAAGCGAGCGGATTCACTTTTTCCCACGTTGCCCGTTCTTCGGGCGAGAGCTTGGTTGTTTTTGCGAGCAGGGACTGGAATGTCCGGCGCAGTTTTGACGAGGCAAGGTCTGCCTCAAACGCTGCCCAAGAAAGCTCCAAGATATCTTTGAGCATCAAGCGGTTTTTGGCGTCGAACGCGGGCGACCAATTGGTCTTGACGACGCGCCCGCCATCGAGCGTCCGGTCAACCCCATTGACCTTGCTCCGGAACAGGTCGCGAGTCGCGAACAGGCAAACGTCCGCCCACTCCTTAATCATTCCGACGAAGGTCTTGTGTCCCTTCGGCTCCCAACGGTCAAACGGTTCAGCGTCCGGAGGAGCGCACGTCCTGATTTGAGCGTGCCCAAGCAGGATGATGCACAAGCCCTTCTGACGCAGAGCAGTAAGCCCGTTGAGTAGACGATTTAGTTCCAACTCCGCAACCTTGTAGCCCTTTCCATATCCATAAGCCTCAATGTTTTGCTCATTGTCGCGAGTGCAAACAAACTTGTGGATTTGGCGTTCCAGCCAGTCAACAGTGTCGAGCACGATTGATTTGTATCCTAGCTGGTCTACCTCAAGGCTTTCGATGACTTTGAGGAGTTGAGCAAACCCAGTCGGAGTGACTCGGTCGATGCTGTCCTCCAGCCCCATCAACCCGTCCTCGGCGCAGATGAATAGCGGGTTCGGAGCACCAGCCCCGAATGTTGTCTTCCCAATACCCTCTTGCCCAAAGAGAAAGATTCTCGGAGGCAGGTCGGCGTTTTTGTTTGTGATTAAGCTCTTGATATCCATTGCTTTATGTATTGTTCGGCTAACTGATGGAAGATTGTTCCGAGCCGGAGTGCTTCGTCTTCCACGCGAAGCGACCGGACATTTTGTTCGTACCGCAAGTCATGGTAGCGGCTGCATTTCCGGAGCGCGGATATGCGCGAGTTCGTGAGGAGCGACTGCCCTTCAGGGACTTCCATTTCCAATTCATTGTGGGGCGATGCGGACAGAGCCTTGAAGTTGACACCATCAACTCCGACTTTGCCCGCGCAGAGGTCGAAATACTCGCAGGTTCCGAATGCGAGGCAAGCTGCCGGATTTCTCGGCCAAAGATTTTTTTGGCGGAAATACAGAATCTGTTTCGACGTACACCACGCATCTGCCATGTACTCAAGGATTTCGTCGTCCTGACGCGCAATCTCACGCACATACAAGTACTTACTCGGCTCCGCATTCAGCGCATCCAGCGTGCGCTGATGCAGTTCGTGGATTGTCTCTTGGCGCGTTTGTACGACATAGCCTAACTCTGAGTCGCCAGTCTGTCGGAATCGCTTGCCGTCTTTCGTCCGGACGCGCTCGCCATCCGGCCCCAGAACGATGACGACGCCATCCGCGTCAGTTATCGGGATTTGTTTGAGGTCGTACTGAGGCTTGCGGACAACGTCGTAAATGACTGAGTTGCAATCGTATCCTGAAGCGCGAGCGGAAAGCAGGTATTTGCTAACCTGAGTGTCCATCGTCAGCCTGAGCCAATAATTGCTGTCGCTCCCAAGTGAGTCGCTGGTCGTTTTGTGCTCCAGCACTTTGATTTTGCCAGTCTCTTTACACCTTAGAATACCGTCAATTTTGCCAGCCTCGACGAAGGTCTTCGACGCGGCTCCCGTCTCAGGATTGAGTAGTGGGAACTGAAACTCGCTCTCGACAGCGAGCACGTCGTGCTCCGCGAGGATTGAGTCAAAGTTCTTGGCCCAAGCGATAAACAGAGCCGTCGCTTTCGCCCCAGCCGCATCAACGACTGGGAAGTTGTATGCCAGTTCACTGGCGGAGAGAGTGCTCACAGGCCCACCTCCTGCACTAATGCGTCGAATGAATGACGCAGGTAGATTGCGGTCGCCGTTGCGATGATAAACACGGCTCCGACCACTGCCCAGCCGTAATCGTTGTGCCGCTTATTTCGCGGCTCAAGTGCCTCTGGCGTAATCAAATATTCGCCAGACCGGATTTTATATATGGAGTTGCTTGCCATGCAAAACAACTGCCACGCCTTGTTTTTCAGTTCAAATCTTTTTTTTCTGCAAAGTTGAATGGCTTGACGTAAATGCCTTTCAACAAGCTACTCGCACGCGCAATCTTTTTTGTCATCAGCGCACTTCGGGCACGATTTGTCTTTGCAGTCGCACTGCTTGCCGCGCTTCGACAAGCCTCCGATTCTGCCGTTCAACGACTTACGCTTGCTCTTTGGTACTCCGTAATCAACCAGCGTGTGCTGCGTTTCGATTTTTAAAGCGTGCCGAGCTAAGTTGTTTTTCATTTGTATTTCTCCCTGAGTTCAAGTGCTTTATTTGCGAGTTGCCAGCATTTTTCAATGTCGATTTCGGTTGGCGTTTGTCGAGTCGCACATCCGGACAGGAGCGATAGAAAAACGACATCGCGCATGGACATCCCTGAATTCGGTCGGACGTTGAATCGGTTGTCCCCACGCACTGGAAATGCCGGATGGCTCACAACACGCGGCTTGTCCATAGCTCAACTGCCTCCTCAATAGTTACTTGCGGTTTGCAAATCCGACGATTGACCGCATTGTGAAAATCAACGCCCCACTGAAACAGTGATTCAAAGTCTGGCGGGTTTTGTTGTATGTATTTGTCAAAGTGCTCTTTGCAAGGACACTCACCAAACGGCAGCGAGTTTTTCCAGTGGTCAAACCATTGGTAAGCAAGCAACGCGGGCGGGCGTCGTATCGAAAACAAGTGCAGTTCTGTCCAAAACTTTGAGCCGTGACGAGATAGATTGTGGCTTGCAACGTCTTCATGCTCAAATCTTTCCATATCGCACACACTCACGCCAAAAAGCTCAATGCACTGCGCGATAGAGCGACTGCCTTTCGGCGGGTTCGCGCTGATTTGCAACAACTTGGCTGCGACCGCTGCACAAAACACATCGGTGCCAACGGAGCGGTCGGGAATCAAAATCTCCAGTCCGCTCGCGAGCAGACGCACCTGAATCTCAGGCACGTCTGACACTTTTGCGACCAACCATCGGCTACTCTTCATCTTCCTCGTCCGCCTCCTCTTCTTTCCCAAGGCCAAGTTTTTCTCGAAGTTCCTCAACCGTCATTTTCAGATTTCGATTCGGGGCTTCGACTCCAGTCAACTTCTTTTCCTCGGCTTCGCTCAAGAGTCGGAATGGTTGCGGCTTCCCACTGTCATTTTTGCGATTCACTTCGTAAAGCGAACCCGCTGCCATTGCGAACAACGCTCCGGTTGCCCCGTGCGAGTAGTCAGCTTGCTTCGCACCACCACGCGCTGCCCCGTAAATTGCATACAACTCCTTCTCGTTGAACCACAAGGAAGCCTGTATGTCTGCAATCGTCAAATCTAAACCCTTCTTTCTCAACAACCTTTGCGCTTCGCGAACAACTTCTGTCTGGAAAATTCGCTGATTTGCGGAAATGGGTGCTGCGATTGGAGTTGTGAGGTTTTCAGACAAGTTCTTTGCCGCGTAATTCAAATTGCTTTTTACTTTAAAACCACCTTCTTTGTAGTTTTTGAAGAGTTTTGCAGCAGCGGCTATCATTGAGCCTAGGTCGCTTGTTAATGCATCATAATCTGCTTGAGTTTCGAGACTTGGCATTGCCTCAAACCGAGCCTTTAGTGTTGACAGTTGATTTGCTGCCTTTTTCAAGGCTCTTTTGTCACTGCCGGACTCCTCTGCTTCCCTCAGATTTTTTTCCGCTTCCTGAATGTCGAGCTTCAACTGTTCACGGGCAGCGGTGAACTGACCACTGTTCCAAAGCTCTTCCAGAGTGTCGCTAAACACTCTGAACTGTCGCTCCGCCAGTAGCGGGTCGTACTTAAATGACTTCCCAAGAAGTCGATTCCACGTCCTCGAGAACCAGAGGTCTGCCGTCAAAGTGTCATAGTTGCCGTGCAGATTGTTTATGAAGCTCCCAATCTTCGGGCCGAACACAAAAAAGCCAGTAGCTTTTTGACCTTTTGCAAGTCCTGCAAATTCAAGTGGCTTGCCCTTCCATTGCAACCTCAAGTCATTTTTTAACAAATCTTCCCACTCGCTGATGGTCTTGACTTCGTTGAACAGCTTCCCAAGTTGCTCTGGGCCAATACTATTCAATAAAAACTCCGCTTTATTTATATTGTCCTCAATCGCAACGGTTTTGTCGCCAAAGCTGCCGCTGAGTTTTTTTGTAGCTTCTCTCAAAGTGCTTCCGTTCATGTACATGAGCATGATGCGGACTGCCATCTTTGCGTTTTCAAACACGTTGTTGCCCTGCGATGTCGCGCCGAGCACGATGTCAAATACCAACGATTTTACAGGGTCGTATTCGGCTGCATTTGGGTCAAGGAATCGGAACTTGTCCATTTCTCCAAGCTCTTCGATTTCAGGGTAGGCGTAAATCTGCCTCATCCGCCGAATCACTTCGTTGTACCACCCAACAGCTTTAATCGCAGCACCTTGGCCAAGTGTTGCACGCTCGACTTGACCATCTACTTCATCTGCAATGGCTTGCGAAAGAATCTTTTTTGCCCTTTCAGAAAAGTCATCCTCTGCAATGACACCCGCTTGTTGCGTGCGTCCTTGCAGCTTCTGAATCATTTCGTTGACGGTCAGCTTGTATTTCGGGTTGCCGTTTTCGTCTAAGGCAATCTCCTTCCCATCTTTGGTGATTTCGGGAGCAACCCCAAGCTGTTCGGGGTTTTTAAATAGCTTCCTTACAGATATTTGGTTCCCATTTTTTGGATACAATTCATCGCGAATTGCAGCTACTGTTTGGTCAGAGAGTCCAAATCGTTTTTGCCAGTCCCCGTATTGGAATTCGTATCCTGCTGCTGTAACGATTTTTGCATAGGGCTTGAAAACCGAATCGATAATTCTCGCAAAAAGGGACTGTCCTCCGACAGGCGCGGATAAACTTTTCTCGACGGTTTTTTCTCCGGATTGTGCGAATTCTGTTTGGGTGTCATAAAGTTCTGATTCTACTGGACTTTCTTCAATTACTGCGTCTGGGCCAATTAATTTTCTTAGTTCCTCAAGTTTAGCCTCAAATCCCTCTTGGTTTTCCCCCCAATACATGAGCCTGAAACCATTCCCTGTCGATAATAGCGTCCAGTCAACGTATTCGACGCTTCCGTCTGGCGATTCAATTTTTAAGCCCTCGGCCTTTTGCATTATTTTATTCGCCTTCGCCTTGGTCATCGGCGTTTTGGAATAAACATAATACTGAGTACTTTCATTGTCCGTTTTCTCTTCGTTGCCAAGTCTTGGTCTGTAAAGGATTGCAGCATCTTGAGCCATTCCGAATCCCATTGCAGAGACAAATAATTTGAGTTTAGCGTCTAGTTCCGGAGTGCGTACAACATCTTTCGGCAAGACTAGCTCTACATTTCGCTCGCGACCACCAAGCCATGTTCCGTGCCCGTTATTAACAATTTGCAGCCTTCCGCCAATATCTTCTCCAAAGAAATCAATCAGCAAGTTCCTAAAGCTGCCAGAGTTAAAGATTTTTCTCTGAACGCCATCCGCGATGGCATCTTGGTCAACGAGTCCACTTTTTGAAGGCAGAGTAAACGGTGGAGCGATTGTGATTCGTTGGAAGTCGGACTCAAACTTTGACTCAGCCTTTTCAACCAATTTTTTGCCAACAACATTTTTTGTTGAGCTAAATATCGGCATTTCAGCCGTTTGAACAAAGCCCTGAAGGTCTTGATATTCATTTTCCAACGTAGCGAGCTTATCCGCATCTTTCTCATTCGCAATATTTTGCAAGAGAGTAGTAGAGCGTTCGCTTATGGCTTTTTGTAGGTTTTGATTCGCGGTATCGAATTCCTTTTGAAGCGAATCAACCTCGCCGGATAGCTTTTCAATCGTTGTGGAATCGCTTGATGTGTTCGCTTTTTGCAGTTTATTTTGCGCTGTAACCAGTTCCTTACGAGCCTTTTCTGCTTCTTTTCCTAAAGTGATTGCTTGTTGGTTAAAAGCAAACGCCTCGTTGTTTTTATACAGGTTCGACAATCGCGAGAGGCTGAACCCATACTCGCCAGCTTTTGTTCCAAGAATAATCTTGTATTGCTTTGTTTCCGAGTCGCTTACGTCGGTTGTTACGCTTGGAAGGAACTGAATCCCTGCTTGCTCAGGATTAAACCGCTGCGACAAGGGGATGACGTTGCCGTCAGCATCGCGAGTTACGGGCTCGGCGGATTTAATCTGGTTGGGATTGAAGGCAATCATCGCCGTGCCTCCCTCTTCGCCTTCGTGGAGGTTTTCGTAAACTACGCCATCATAACCAGCACGCTTAATAGCTGCCTGAATATCCCCTGCAGTTGAACCTTCTTCAGAAAGATTTGAGCCTGTTTTTTCGTTTACTTCTCGAACGGTCAACGGCCCACTCCAGTAACCCCTATCTGTAAGTTCAAGCGGGTTTTGAATATTTAGATAAGCCTCAACCAACCTAACTTGATTGCGTTGCGTGTCGCTAAACCTACCGTAAGGCCCAAAAACTTGGTCAAGCGAAAGCCCGAAATGATGCCCTAAATCACCTGTTTTGAAGATAGTGAAATCTTTGTTGCGCGTCCCGTGATACGCTTTGATTGTGTACCCAGCAGCCTTCGCGGCCTCCTCTACCAATTGTCCAGCCGTTTCAGTGTCATTTGCGTCAACGGCTTTGCGGTACTCCTCGTCCCTGCGCCTTGCATCTTCGGGGAGGAACTGCACTCCAGTGCGTTCTGGAGCAACAACTCGCGCCCATCCGTACACCGGATGCTCTTTGCCTCCGCTCGTTTTGATGCGACCCACTTCCGGCCCAAAAACAACATCCCCGTTGCCAGTTGGACGCAGTCGAGGCTCGTTCGGCTTCGCTGGGTACGACTGCAACACGGCTCCATTTTCAAAAGTCAAATCGAGCGCGTAGGCGTGTTTGTCAGACCTGTCTTTAAATAACCCGCTACCTTCCAGAGAGATAAGCGTTTCAGTTTTCGGAGGATTTTCTGAAACCCATTGCCAGCCAGCACTTTGCTTGAACAGGTTGCTGCGACGCACGTTGCCGAGGTTTGCAGTGGCTGGGGGAGCGTCGTCAATCGCTGTCATTTTTGGCTTGCCACCACTGACTGAAATCCCAGTCGATGCAACAGGTCGATTTGTAAGGTCTTCTCCTGTAACGCTATCGAAGAATTTGCCTCCGGCGACGTACTCGGTGACGTTGAATTTTTGAACCCAGTTTGGACTGCCAGCGTACCTGCGAATCCGGCCAGTCGTTACGTCCAGCCTGTTGTCTGTTTCCGAGCCGAAGAATCGCTCTGGAACGACAGCAACAGACCGCTCAGGCAAAAACTGCACCGTGCCAAACTGCTCTGCGTCGCGAAGCAATCCCTCCGGCAACTCGACGCGCCATCCCTCGGCAGTGCGCTCCGCTTTCCCGCCCCACTGCCCGACGTAAGCGTCAATCGCGTCCGGAGACTGAGTGGACGACCACTCGACTGCCTTGTTGCCATCGCGGATTGCAGCGTTGACTGCCACCTTGAATTCTGGGACTCCAACAGCACGTTCAGACGGCTCCACGGGCGCGTCAGCCCGTGCGTTCTCCAGCGTTGCGACTGCACGACGCGCTTCTTCTTCCGACGCGAATTCAAAGGCATTCTGTTGGCCGTCGAACCGCAAATCGTTGCGCTTCAAAAGCAACGGCTTGTTGCTCTCATCAAGCACGATGAACTTGCCATCTTTTGTGCGTGTAATATTCACGCTCGCAGTGGTTTCGAGCGAATCCGGCTCAACCGATTTGATGACAGACGCATTGTTACTGTCCTCAATCCGGACGATTACCTGCTCCCCATTTGAATCCTGCACGCTGGCCTGAAATGCCGGAGCGTCTGAAGATTCGTAAACCTTTACAGCATAGGCATTATCCAATTCCCTCTGACGCTCAACCTGCATCGCATTCAAAAGCTCGTCGCGAGACACATACCCATTTGCGTCCATTGCGCCTTCCATCGCACTGTTGATGCCGCGCAGCTTTATCTCCTGTTCGGATATACCGCTCGCTGTCAACGCTTTGAGAATCTGCTCCGGCCTAGCCCTGCGCGGCACGCCAGCCAAAGCGTCCTGCGTTTTTTCAAAACGCCTCTCTTCAGTGTTTTCCGTCGATGGCAAAAAGTTCAGTCCGGCCTGATATCCCTTTTCGCCAAGGGCTTCGCGAATGTTAAATGACTGCTCTTTGCCTTCGAGCGTAAGTGTCTCTGGCGCAAAGGTTACATAATTGAATCCGCGAGTTGGCTGTTCTACTGGAAGCTCTTTTTTCCTTTGATATATATTTAAAAGACCTCTAGGCGGGGTGTTGTATTTTATACCTTCAATTCCAAGAGTATTAAGCAGTCGCGAAGCGTATTCATGGCTGCTCATTTGCTCTTGTTCAACAATAAGTCTCGACGCTTTTTCAATTTGAGAAAGTTTAAATAATTTTGAAGCTCGCCCGTTTGCAATATTGCTAAATTCACGCCTTACGATGTCTTTGGTGGTATATTCATTTGCGGCTAAAACAGTATAAATAAGCCTTGTGTTTTCAATTGCGTTATCTTTAAACTGCTTGGCAGATATCGGCCTTCCCATTCCGTCTATAAGCTCATCATTTTTAGCCAATAAATTAATAATTTTTTCTAGTGCGCCTTGAATTTCTGGTGTTTGCTCATACACGCCCTTATTGGCATCCATGTACAATTCCTCGTTTTTTACCTTAAACTTGTAAAAGTATCCACTTTTCTCCTTGAGGTTTTGCGTAATCTCTTCGGCATCCTCTTTGTTTAAGCCCTTTGCCAATATGGTTTCCGCTCCGCCTCTTTGTATTTTTACAATTGAATATAGCTCGGTTTTTGGGTCTTGAATTGCATTAATTTTCTGCGATTGGGTCAGCTGATACGACTCTGGAATATTCTCCATTGTTGAGGAATAAAATCCCCAGCCCCAAACTAATCCGAACGATGTCCCGCCATACTTACGAACATCAGGTTCTTCAAAATCATTGGCAGACCAGTGCTTGCCAATGATGTCAGGCAGATACTGAATCCCTGCGCTCGTCGCAACTCCATTGCTCGCGACAATCCGGTCGAGATTTTCTGGAGGCTTGCCTATAAAGCTCTCAGCCTCAAATGCTTTTCTCCCGCCAACAGACATCTCTCCGAGAACGTCCGTCTTGAAGAGCGATTTCCTGCGACGCAGAGCCATTGGGCTGACTGCGTCACTGTATAGAGTTGTTGCGCCATCCGCTGCTGCTGCCGACGCCAACTCGGCGTACAGCAACGAACCAAAGCCCTTATTTCGCTGATGCGGATATACAACCGTACTGATGACTTCGGCCCGATTCGGATTTTTCGAGTTGATGCGGTAAACGGCTCGTCCAACGTCATCTCCAAACTCGTCGCGGATTATGACTTCGTTCGATTCCCCTTCACCAAGTAGGTTTTGACGCTTCGTCTCCAACGAATATTTTGGCGCAGCGCGACGCACGCTTGCTCGTTCCTCTGCGCTGGGAAGCTCCGACTCGCCACTCGGCAAAAAGTTGACATCAGGCCCATTGCGTTCGGAAGCGAGGTCTACGTTATCTGAACGTAATTCGAGCGTCGGCGATTCCGCAATGAGTTGCCCGTTCTCGGCTGCGATGTCGTAAGCCTCGGCTCGGCCAATCACGCGGCCCGTGCTCGTCATAAACCCGTAGCGGTCGCTGTTGCGCTCCTCTGGGTCTTTTGAAGCGTCTGGGTTCGCCTCCAAGTGCGTTGCGCCCAACGAAATCGAACCATCCGGTCGGATATAAGTCGCATCCGTGATGCGCTCGTCCTCGACGCGCAAAACCTCTGGTCGCTCTCCGACGTTTTGTTGCTCCGGCAGAAAATTGATTTTCAACTTGCCGTAATCGAACGGCATCTTGGTTTGATTCGATTCGATAACGTCCGTCAATGAATCCAAACGCCGCGAGCGAATGACCGTGTTCGGGTCGCTTTGCTTCCACTCCTTCTTTTCCTCTTTCGTCAAGCCAGTCGGCTGCAACTCAGTTCTATCTGGATTTGCATCTTCCGTGTTCGCGTCAAAAGCGTTTACTAAGTCGTTGAAGATGTTCTTTTTATTCAGAGCCGTTTGCGGGTCTTCACTTAGTCCTATTTCCCCGTTTCTTCCGGCAGCTAAATTCGCGAGATACTTGTTTGTGAACTCGTCCATAAACGAGTCTTTGTCGTAGTTCCACAGGGAGAATCTCGACGGCATCTGCTTCATCATCAGGTCGAACTTCCTGTTCAGCCCGCTCACTGAAACAGTTGTGACCAAGAAGTTTCCAGCCTTCGAGAACTGGAATCCAATCGGCACGAAATCAATGATGGTGGGAGAGAAGTCAACGTATCTGCCGCTGTCGGAAAGCCTTGCGGCGTACTCAGCGAGCATCCGAGTGCCGTCATTTTTCGCCATTGCGTCATTAAGCGCAAATAGCTTGAGCTTAATGGAATATGGGACGATGAGTTCTGGAAGGTTTTCGATGTTTTTGCGCTGCGCCGGAGTGAGCCGACCACGAAACATCAGCCCGTCTTTTGACCTCGCACGCATCGCATCGGCGGATTGCGCGTCAGGAGCATTTTCTAGCGCGGCCCGAATCAACTGCGAGCGTTGCAACAAAATGTCTCGCACGTTCTTGACCTCAACTGGCTTGCCGTTTGCGTCAACAACCACGTCGGAGCGCACAATCATTCTCCCGTTATCGGGAATGCTCTTGCCGGACAACTCAACAGGCAACTCCCCGAATCCACTAACCTTTACAGGAGCGGTATTTCCATTTTCATCCACGCTCATCTGCCACTCGCTCGTTTTCGCAGAATCCGGCAACAGAACGCGCTCAACGACATTCCCGTTGCCATCGACAATGTCCGCTACCATTGTGGTGCGAACGGCTCCAGAGTCTTTGTAGTAGTGGTTAAACAGTGCCCTGTTCGCCATCACCTCAGATTTCGTCAACGTCCTTTTCGGCTTGTTTTGAACCTGAGTAAGCCATCCATCTAAATCTGCTAAAGTCTTTAAAGCGAGCTTGTTGCGTTTTAGCTGTTCAGGCAAAAACTTAACGCCAGTGCCAATGCCAGTGCCAACAACTTGCGGTGATTCTCCGCTCAGTGAGTCTAAAACCTTGTTGACAAGTTTGTTTTTCGTTTTCGTTTTAACCCAATCCAAAACGATTTCTGTTGCTCCAGCCTCACGAAGCGCAACGTCGTTTGACGACAGCCCGACCATATCAGCAATGATTTCGGACTGCATATATTCAATGGCATCTTCAATCTTTAAATTGCCATTTTTGTCGCGCAACCCCAAGCTGCGCTGCTCGTTGATTATCTGCTCATCGCTTTTTTCGCCCTTCGGGTCAAAATAACGAGCCATCATCGCCAGCAAGTCTGACGGCTTGTAAAGTCCTTCTTCGGCGTGAATTGTCCTTCCGTCAGGTGCTGTTATTTTCCTGCCAAACAGTTCAGTGCGAATCTGCTCGGTAAGATTTTGATATTCAGCAGTTTTATCGAGCGCGTGACCAATTTCATGCCCAAGTGCATCTAAAATTGATTCCCCTGCCATTGCCCCACTTGATAAGCGACGAGCAACGGCATCGGCGTTAATCACAACCGAGCCTTTAAACAAGTCAAATATGACGTTCCCTTGAGGCTTTCCAATCGCAGTGCCATCAGCAGCCTGAGTCAATCCGCTGGAGCCAAAGCTCACTCCCTGTTGCTCGGCTATGGTATCGATTTGACTTTCTGAAAGACTTGGGTTTAAAGCCTTCAGTTTGTTTTTTATTTGCTCCGTCGTCAGGACTTCGATTTTTGTGTTTTTTTGCGGAGTCAATGCTCCGTTTATCAAAACGTCTGCGTTCGTGATTGTGTTGAGCACTTCATGCTCATAAGCCATTCGCGTTTCTCCATCGGCACGCTTTAACCCTTCAAGTCGCGCAGCGAGCATCGCGAGCCTTGCCTGTGATTCTTTTAGCGCAGATTTGATTTCTTCTGTTTGCTCTGGGGCAGCTTCAAGAGTAGCGGCTCGCTCTTGTTCGGCATTTAAAAATCCCTCAGCCTGCTCAACAACTCGGTCAAACGAAACTAAATTTTCCGTAGTCTTGCGCGAATCTTCGCTCATGGCATTGAGCGTTTTTATTTGTTGGTTCCGCTCGCGATTGTACTGCTCCAGTGTTCTATCGCGAGTTGCAATGCCTTGACCAGTAAGTGCTTTAGCCCCCTTGCTGAGACCACCATGCACAAGATTGTAAGCCTCGCCCATCAGAATCGCCTCAGCAACTCCGCGCCCAAGCTGCGCTGGAGTTTCGTCTTTCGCGAGACCGAGCGCAGTCGCGAGCGTTGCGGCATGAACCCCACGTTTGGCGAACTCGGCTCCGCGCTGAACCGTCCAATCCGCCAGCTTCGGATTGATGCCAGCCATCATAAGTTTTGTCTGGGCAGACATTTCCGGAAGGTTCGACATTGCCTGAAAAGTCCCACGAATCCCTCCACCAGCTAAAGCTCTGGCTTTCGACGCATCCGAAATAACTCTGGGCGCGGCAAGTAGTGCGATTGAAGCTGCCAGTTTTGGAGCCACGCCTTCGTCTGTCGCAGCCCATGCGGCTAGACCTCCAACGGTTCCTGCGCCAAGAGCTTTGCCGATATAGGGCCGGACGCTCTCCGGAAGCCTTTGCAATGTTTCGTCAAAGTATTTGACTGCTGCATCTATCTTATTTGCAACCTTTTCTGACGCTTTGCCTATTGGGCCAACCTTTGATGCATCTGCCTGTTTTTGAAGGGCTTCGACCTTTAGCTTTGCTTGCTCTGCACGCGCCAACGCATTCGCTTCATCGGCAGTCAATCGACCTTGCTTGGCTTTCGCAAATGCCTTGATAGACGAGCTTACAGTGCCAAGTCCACCCATCACTGCCGAAAATTCATTTCCATACGGCACAATCCACCCAGCAGCACCAGCCATTTCTGGGTCATATGCAGCAGCCGCTTGGTCGCTGACATCCGTTGTGATTTCGCTTGCAGCTTTTTTAATTTCAGCTTCACGGTAAGCTCTCGCTTTTTGCAAATCTCCGTTGAACTGATTTGTAACGTCCGATGCAAGCAACTCGCTGGCTGAAGGCAGGTTGAGGCTGAGTGCAGACTCTGCTATTGTTTTTGCAACATCGCTTTTTACCGCCTTCTCGATTGCAGATGGAGACTCAATGTCGCTTTTTGCAAGCGACGATTGCAGCTTCTTTCTCGCTATAAAATTATCCTTGCTTTCGGACTTGTCCTTGACACCAATCGTTTCCCCAACCAAATCAAAATAATAGTTGCCAAGTGCTAAATTTTTACCAAGTGTCGCTCCAAGTCCATATGCTGTATTGGCAATGGCTTGAGCCGGAGCGGCCAATGCTTTCAATCCAGCTTCTCTGTCAGCTTGAGCGGTTTTTGTGTCTTCGCTTCGGCTGAAAACAACTGCTCCGCTTGGCAGTTGTTGGGCTTGTACGCCTCCTGCTATGCCCATCATTCCACGCAAGAATCCTCCGCCCCACTTCCCGAATTCTTTTGCGGAATGAGCGATGACTTCGGGGATTGCTTTAACAAACTCAGGGGCAACCTTTTTTAAATCTTTCCAGCTGTTACTTCTGTCTCGCTCGAAAAGC